ATATACAAGAGAGAAGAGAAGGAATAGAATAGCCTCCACTCTCCAGTGGTTTTAAAACCAAATCTTCATTTGAGGCTATTATGACATTCTCCAAGGCCAATCAACCAAAGAATAAAGGTGGTCGACCAAAAGGCGCTAAGGCTCGCTCAAACAAGCTCACTGATGATCAGCGTAAGTCACTTGCCCTCGCAGCTGGAGGTATCACCCCACTTGAATTTGCTTGCTCAGTGATCCGAGATCCTAAAGCAACAATGAGAGATAAACAGTGGGCATGTGGCACCTTGATGCCTTACATGCACCGCAAGCTGCCGATTGCTATCGAGGGCGGAGACCCAAGCAAGCCAATCTCAATCCTAGACATCGGTCAACTAAAAGACCTGTCCAACAAAGAGATTCAAACCTTCATGAAGCTGATCGAGAAAGCTGGTGGCAACATCACCACTGACGCTGATGGCAAAGAGGTTTGATCAGTGGGAACTAGGCCCACTTTCCTGACCGTCCTTGAGCAGCAGCTGAAGGCAGAGCTCGACCGTCGTCGCGCTGAGGGCCCACCTGAGTTCGCTAAGCACACCTCAGTTCTTCATGATCCTAAGCATCCTCTGTACTGTCTGTTGAACGCTAAGGCCAGGTACAAGGTCTTCTACGGCGGTCGTGGTGGACTTAAGTCCTGGGGCTTTGCTGAGGCTGCTATCAAGCGAGCTACCAATGAACCGATCCGAGTCCTTTGCACTCGTGAATATCAAAACTCAATCGCTGACTCCGTTCACAAGTTGTTGAAGGACACCATCGATCGCTTAGGCGTCGGTCCTTGGTTCGATGTCACACAGAACAGCGTCAAGTCGAAGGCAGGAGCCGAGTTCATCTTCAAAGGCCTGCACAACAACGTCAAAGAGATTAAGTCAACTGAGGGCATTGACATCTGCTGGCCTGAAGAAGCACAAACCATCTCGAAAGAATCCTGGGATATTTTGCTCCCGACCATCCGCAAAGAGAACAGCGAGTTCTGGATCAGCTTGAACCGTGAGAATGACAGTGACGCCACGAACCAGATGTTCATCGTGCATCCGCCTGAGGGAGCCTTGGTTCACGAGGTGAACTTCGATCAGAATCCCTTCTTCCCTCAGGTTTTGGAGGATCTTCGTCAGCATTACCTCAAACGAATTGCAGATGCTGACAACGATGAGGAACGCGCCCAAGCGCAATCTGATTACGATCATGTCTGGTTAGGCCACACGAAGAAGATCAGCAACGAGGTCATTTTCTCCGGCAAGTTCATTGTGCAGGAGTTCGATGACACCCTCTGGCGACAAGCTCAGCGCCTGCTGTTTGGTGCTGACTTCGGTTTTGCTCAGGACCCAAGCACCCTTATCCGCAGTTTCATCCACGAGCAGTGCTTGTACATCGAGCATGAGGCTTACGGCACTGGCGTGGAGTTCCATGGCAACATGATCGACAGCAAAGGCGAGCTCGAGCAGTTTTATGACTCGGTTCCTGATAGTCGCATGTGGCCCATCAAAGGCGATAACTCGCGTCCAGAAACGATTAGCTTTATCAGAGGTCTTGGCTTCAACTGTCATGCTGCTGAGAAGTGGCCAGGTTCAGTTGAGGACGGTATCACCCACATGCGTGGCTTCAAGAAGATTATCATCCACCCTCGTTGCAAGCGAACTATCTATGAGTTTCAGAATTACAAGTACAAAGTTGACCGTATCACTAATGAAGTATTACCAGTCATTGTGGATAAGCATAATCACACCATTGATGCCATTCGGTACTCTCTTGATGGTTATATTAAACGCCGCGGTGAGCTTGGCATTTGGGCAGCATTAGGAAAATCATAAGGAGCTGAGGACATGGAGACGATCGAGATTAAGCTTACTGAGAATCAACGATTGATTTTGATCTGGCTCTCAAAAGGAAAAAGCGGAGAGGAGATCGCTCAGCTTGTCGGAATCACTACTGGGGCAGTGTACATGAACATGCTTCGCTTGAAAAACAAACTTGGAGCTTCTACTAACGCCGGTCTGGTTGGCTTAGCTCTCCGCAGCGGAATTATTGAATAAGGAGCCATCGTGAAACGAACCAAACCGTCTAGAGTCAGTGTGCAAGCCGTTGCTAACCGGGCTCTCAAGGCCGATAATAAAGCCAGAGAGAAGATCATCAAGGATCAAGCCAGCACGGATCTGAAGAACAAGGTCAATGACAGCTTTGTCAACTTCAGCCAATCGCTTGGCATGGGTGCTGACAACCCTATGTCATCAAGCAGCTATGGCTTCAACCCAATCACCCGTATCCGTACGCAGCTTGAGTGGATTCATCGAGGCTCTTGGCTAGGTGGCGTAGCCATCGATGTGGTAGCGGAGGATATGACCAGGGCTGGTGTTGACGTGCTAGGCGGCATGGACCCAGCAGAGATGGAAACCCTTAACGAGGCTGTAACGACCTTGGGCATCTGGTCAAAGATCAAGGAAAATACCCAGTGGTCTCGGTTATATGGAGGCTCGATTGCGGTGATGCTAATTGACGGTCAGGATCCTTCAACGCCACTCCGATTGGAGCGTGTCGGCAAAGGACAATTCAAAGGTCTGTTAGTCCTTGATCGTTGGATGGTTGAGCCATCTCTCACGCAGCTCGTCACGGAGCTTGGTCCTGACCTGGGCAACCCCATGTTCTACACAGTCACAGCTGATGCACCTGCGCTGCCACGAGCTAAGATTCACTACAGTCGTGTGATTCGTCAGGTCGGCATCACCCTTCCTTATTGGCAACGTGTGCAAGAGAATCTCTGGGGATTGTCAGTCATCGAGCGCTTGTATGATCGCATGGTGATGTTCGACTCAGCTACAACAGGAGCTGGCCAGTTGGTCTATAAGTCCTATCTTCGGACAGTTAAGATCAAGGGGCTTCGTGAGTTGATCGCAGCTGGTGGTCAGATGTACCAAGGCTTGGTCAACCAGATCAACTTCATGAAACGTTATCAAACCCTCGAGGGCATCACGATCCTTGACGGTGAGGATGAGATGACCGAAGGTGGTGCCAACGGGTTCGGCGGGTTAGCTGAGGCACTCACGCAGTTCGGCCAGCAGCTCTCTGGGGCCTTGCAGATCCCGTTAGTTCGCTTGTTCGGTCAATCACCATCAGGCTTCAATAGTGGTGACAGTGACATCCGTCTCTATTACGATGACATCAAGCAGCAGCAAGAGTCATGCTTGAAGGTCGGATTGACTCGTATCTATCGTGCCATTGCTCAGTCTGAAGGTTTGAAGGTTCCTGATGGCTTCAAGATCGAGTTCCGCAGCCTGTGGCAGCTCTCTGAGAAAGAGAAGTCGGAGATCGCGGTTAACAACACGAATGCCGTGACCCAAGCGCAAGAAGCTGGATTGATCAGTGACAAAACGGCAGCCAAGGAGCTACGTCAATCCGGTCATCAAACCGGTGTCTTCACCAACATTACCGATGAGGAGATTGAGTCCATGTCCGATGATCTTACCCCACCACCAGCTGGTGAAGAAGCCTTGGGTGATAAGCCTGACGCTGCTAAGACCGATGATTCTCCAGTCAATGTGCTGACTGCCATGAGCCGAGTGCATGGCCTCGATGTAGCGATTGAAAATCAGAAAGGATCCTACCGTCACGGTGAAGGCTGGAGTGCCCGATTAGCCGCGGACTACGGCTACATTCGAAGAGCTAAAGGAGCTGACGGTGATGAAATCGATTGCTTTATCGGGCCAGATCTTGGAAGTGATAGTGTGTGGGTAATCAATCAACGCAACATGGAAACTGGTGCCTTTGACGAGCATAAGTGTATGCTTGGATACAGCAACATGGGAACTGCGATGGCTGACTATGTGAAGTCCTACCCAAACCTTGACGCTTGGTCACAGATCTCTAGTGTCAAGCATATGCATATGGCTGACTTCAAAGCCTGGTTAGCCGATGCTGATCTCTCACAACCTTGCATGGAGATGCCAAAATGAAGATCTGTGATCATCACTACCAAGACCTAGCTTTCTCACTGAAAAAGAAAGGTGTTTGGCATCTAGTTGGACCACAAGCAACTCGTTTAGAGCGTGCTCAGCGCTGGGTCACCGCAACGGTAAAGGAGGAGGATGGCTTTGATCCGCTGATGGTTTCCATCTTGGAGATCTCACAGAAAGCCAAGCAGTTGATTGGTGATCAGATCGTGATGCCTAAAGCAAATGGTCAGCACTGCTGCCCCTTGTGTGAGGCCAACAAGTTCTACAAGAAGCATGAGATGGCAGCATCCTGGATTGATAACTGCTCGGACCTGATGCTTTTAACCTGTCAAACGAATGGCCTTATTTAAGGAGGCAGCATGGATCTCTCTATTCAGCCCACTAATCTACAAGAATATCAAGCTAGGTATAAAGCCAATCAGCAGACGGTTGGAAATGGTCCGCAGGTCACCTGCCATGCACCTTGTCCGTTCTGCGCAGCTCCAGATTTTATGATATTTAAGATGATTGATTATGAAGCAGCTATGTCAACTGGTGGTCGCTGCAAAGAATGCAGTCGATCAGCTAAGTTTAAGACTAAGGGCCACCCTGGTTCTGTTTCTATTGAATTAGTGCAGACTGATGGGCCACCGCAACCTGATTGGCTCACACCCAAGATGCGAGTCGACCATGTCAGCTAAAATCTTGCCGTTCAAGGATCGTCGTATCAAGCATAGAAAGCAATGGACCTGTGCAATGTGCTGGTTTTCCTTCGGATTCATCATGATCCCAATTCTTCGTTGGAGCTATCAATGACTATCGATTCTTCTTCTGCCAAGCGAGCTGCCAAGCAGCAGCGATTGCGTTCCCGTGAGCGCTTCGTTCGTGCACGAAAAGCAGAGAAGGGGTTTCAGCGTCAGCTTCAGCAGGTGGCCAAGCAAGTAGGCTCGATAGTCGACGGTTTTGCTCCTGGTGGTGTGGTTAACGACCTTTCGCAGCTGAACAATGCATTGAGTCGTTATGCTGACCTGCTTCGCCCTTGGGCAAAAGCTGTTTCAGCAAAGATGACCACTGAGGTGGGGCAGCGTGATGAGCAAGCCTGGACCTCCATGGGCCGAGAGCTGGGGCGCAACCTCCGGAAGGAAATCGAGAATGCGCCCACTGGCCAAGTTATGCAGCTGCTGATGGCTGAGCAGGTGGAGCTAATCACCAGCCTTCCTATCAAAGCAGCTCAGCGAGTGCATCACTTAACGATCGAGGCTTTATCTGATAGCGACCGAGCTTCAGAAATTGCCAAAGAGATTCAACGAACAGAGGAAGTCACGGCTGCACGAGCCCGCTTGATTGCGCGAACTGAAACATCACGTGCAGTTGGCGCCATGACCCAATCACGAGCTGAGTATATCAGCAGCCCAGGTTACATCTGGCGAACTGCAGGCGATTCAGACGTACGAGAGATTCACAAGCATTTAGAAGGTCAGATCATTGCTTGGGATGATCCGCCAGTCGCTGGGTCAAATGGTGAACGTGCTCACGCTGGAATGATTTACAATTGTCGTTGTTACATGGAACCTTTGGTTCCTGATATTATTGATTAGTAATATTTTCTAAAGGAATGATCATGGCAAAGCACATTCATATTTATCTTCCAGGACGTAAAGCAAAAGATGCCGGAGGATTTGAAGAATCAAAGCACCCTCGAGCAACTAACGGGCAGTTTGGTTCTGGCGGTTCTGGCGGTTCTGGCGGTTCTGGCGGTTCATCATCTGGAAAAGGAAGTTCTGGAGAATCTGAATCAGAGAATCGAGTTAAAACTCACACCGCTGCAGCATCCACCCACGGCAAAGCCGCTGAAGCTCATGAAAAACTTATGCACACTGGAAAGGATCCTTCTGGAGTTCATGCAGCGGCGGCTGAGTTACATCGTAAAGCTGAAGAAGCTCATACGGCAGTTGCAGAACATGAACCAGACGGCGGATACAAAGCAACTGCTTTGAAGAACAATGCCGAGTCGCTCTCTAGAAGAGCTAACAAAGCAACAGAAGAAGCTAATTCAAAACGCTAACTAACT